TTACCTTGAGACATAAGTCCACCAGTAACTTGCATACCACCTTTTAAGGTGTCACCTATGCCTTCTGTCATCTGTTGTTGAGCCGCTGCTCTAGCTTCTCTAGCGGCGTTCATTTCCTGCACCGACATACCCATGAGAGTTTCAATCTTACCTTGTTGAGCTTGTCTACTAATAAGTTCACCCTCTCGTTCAAGACCTTGTATTCTAGATGCTTCAGCCGCTCTAGCTTGTTGATTAAGTTGTTCTTGCTTGGCAATATCCGCAGACGAAGCCTGCGCGTCTAACGATGCTTGATTAGCCATAGTTTGGGCAAGGGCTGCTATACCGGATCCACCCGCTGAACCACGCATCTGCGTCATGATGTTAGCTTGCGACTGCATCTGTTGTTGCTTTTGGAATTCCGAAGCTTGCTGGTTGACAGTTAGATCCTCCATTACGTTTTCCATATTGAGGTATGGGTTAGATGTATCTAAGTTTTCAAACTTATTTTTCTGTTTATCTAATTCTGCTTTAGCAGCTTCAGCTTCCCTTTTAGCTCTCTTAGCTTTCACGCCACCATCAATAGCTTTATACAAGCCAGTAGCTGCACTCACCACTCCCGTCGCTATTGTTATAAACGCCATAGTCTATTTATTTTTAGTGTACTGTTCATATTCTTCATAACTTATAGCTACAATTTCTTTTTCTAATTTATCTAAATCTTCCGTATTACTAGGATTCTTATGTGTATTAAACCATATAGAATCTTCATGAGCATATAAAACTCTTTTAATACCTGGTGTTGATATTATAAAACAAGGTGCTATATGATCTATTGTTTCATCCTCATTTACTACCGTTATTCTACCAGTAAGTAAAAAACACATGTGAAGATGTTTGTGTATAGCGCCAATAACCGCGCTACCTTTTTTCATATGCATCTCCCTAATATATACACCATCCATAAAGTGGTGTTTAATAGGAATTACATCACTGTCTCTAACAATAGGCTTACTCTCTGTACCGGCAATAATATCTACTCCATTAGCTATTTCTTTTAACGTATTTTCTAAAGAAATAACTTTTGATCTGAAGTCTACAGATATTTCTGATTTAGTATTTTTTTGTAACTCGTTATCAGACATTAAATTTAATTATAGTATACTGATATAGTTACACTTTTTAAGCCTTATTTACTACTCTCAAATATGTCCATACCAACACTGTATATTTCAGACTCAGCGGTTGAGTCGTTGACTAGCTTAGTACTTGCGAAATATCCTAGTATAGAACTTAGGTTAGCTTTGTTGTCTTTACTAAACAATATAAACCTATTTAAACCGTTTACCTCTGTAAAGCTAAGACTGGAATCACATATAACTGTAAGTCCAGTTATCTCTCTTATTTGGCCTATCTCTGTTATATTATCTGTTCCATCACCATCTGGATCAGTGGCAACGTTGAAACCTCCTTCCATTTCCGTGTTGACGAAATAAGCAGTATCCCCAACTTGACAAGATACGTTTAACGGTTGTGTGAACGTGAGTGTTACTAGTGGCATATTATTACGGGCTAGATTGAGTTATTATTGTATCAATGTTTAGAAGTATATCACTTGTCGTTGTCACGGTTTCAGCTAATAAATACCCTTGTATAGTAGCGGTGCCGCTTACAGAATACTGTATATCTAATGGTCTAATACCACTTTGAATGGTCACCGTATCAGATGACGTAAAGCTCAAGGTGTCACCGCCGGAAAGCGTTTGGGCCGTGGCAACGGTTATACTTCTACCGGCGGGATTCACGGCTGTTATAGTTGTAAATTTTACGCCATCGCTATCCACTTCACCGGTTATACCAGGTCCAGTGACTTTCATTCCGACTTGCAAATTAGAACTATAACCAAGAAGTATAGTAGCTGAGTTGCTAACATTTCCTACAACGTCTTTGTCTACTGTCCCGGTTCCAGCGCCAGATACGATATCAATAGCACTTGGGTCGCCTCCGGTAGCAGATAAACTACCGGAAGATGCTGTGGCCGTGATCTGAAAAGAAATTAAATTTGCATCGTTTTTTACAAACATTAAATCCGTATTGTCTGGTATAGCAGCAGCTGCGCTAAGAGTTAGAATGTTTTTGTATAAACTTTTAACAGTAGTATTGTGTGCTATTATAGACGCACCAGTTGAATTGCGTACATACATAATCATACCGGGTTCTATATTAGTTGGTACCGGTGTTTTTAATAGCACTCTAACGCTAGAGCTGTCTCCATTACCACCTTCTGCGTGTATAACTCCTGAAGGTAAGTGTATATAGTTACTACCAGTATATGGTTTTGGTCTGTGAAATATATGTGTTGAAGCAGCGAGAGCAAATGACACATAATTAGAATTAGTACTGTATGGTTTTATTGTAACTGTATTCAATCCGTATTGCGTTATGATAGCTTCACCGTCCTCATTTGGGACATCAGCGTGCAGTGAAGATGTTCCAGTGGCTGTTAACACAATGTCATATCTAGTGTTTACTAAAATATCGGGAAATTTCACAAAGTGAGTGGTTATACCATTTGAACCTATAACCGCGGATTCAGAATACGGGGCCGCTTGAAACTCCGTTGAAGTAAAGTTATAGTTTGGTGTAGTCGAAGCTGGGATAATACTATCTGTAGATTCTTTTTTCTGAAGTCGTATATCATAAGTAGCACCAACAGAACCTCTAACTGATATAGCTTCAGAACCACCTGTAAATGGAACTGACGGGCTGTATGCTATACTTCTAACTTGATCATCTGTTACGCCTTGGGTTTCTTTTATCTCATAATTTATAAAAGCTTGATGACCTATTTCGCAAAACTTAGTAAATGTACTTTGCGGATCTGGGTTTAAAGACGGATTAAGAGGCGGCGTGTATGATATATAAACAGTGAAAGAGGTTACCAGATTACTTGTGTACGTGTATTCTATTTCGCTAGAATAGTAATTACTATAATCATACCCTTGATTAGTTAACCCCTCAAAACTTGCCGTTACACCAACATAGTTATTTGCAGTAGCATCAGTTACAGCAAATGTTATTTCAGCAATAACAGTTGTAGCACCTTCATTTATGTTTCCACTGTGAACACAATTTGGTTGAGTTGACACATCACCTGGAGTAATAGTCTCACTTATATTAGACAAGTCTGCTACAGTTACCGTTTGGACAGAACTGTAAGGCCATAGCGTTTTGAGACAGACTATTCTTTCTATAACATCTGTAGTAGGTCCTGGAACCTCGGTGTCTGGATCTATAATATCAGGTAGATCCGGCCTGTCATCTATGTCTATATATATGGTATCATTAGCGGGCCATGTCTCTACACTAGCTGGAATAGCTGGCATAGCGTTGAGATACACCTTCGCGTTTACCGTGTTGGTTGGTTGACCAGCTATACCATTATTTGAAAACACGACCTTCTCAACTTCAGCGTCGACATTACCTCCCTCAAATATGTATTCACCAGCGGTGCCGCTAGTCACCTCCGTTGCTCCACTTATAATAAGATTCGCAGCTGATATAGCGTAACCGTAATTAGGGCTTATAGTTAAGTTAACGAACTGCCCTGAAGTTTCAAAAACTGAAGGGATTGCCGTGATCGTGTTGTTCTGTGTTACTGTCCAGTTTGCCATATTAATCAGGTGTTGAATCCCATATTGTTGAACCGCCTTCGTTTCCAGTGTATGTTGTGCTAACGTTGTTCTCCACAGTCATAGTTATAGCTGTTGGATTATCATCAGATGATCCCGCCATAGTCATTGTAGCCATACCTATACCTTGAACGGAAAATTCTTTCTCATCTAAATTCGTAAGCGCTGTAGTATCTCCTGTTGGATAAGTAAACCATTTACCTTCCTTATTCTTGAATTCTAAATTTCCACATGACTGCAAGTTGGTTGTAACGTTATCTACATACCAACCATTAACAGCATTCAAGTTAAAATACTCGTCGTCAGTTACAGATTGAGTAGTTACTCCATCGTTTGTGGAAGATGCACCAGTTAACCAATAGTCTGCGCTAACTGTATCCCATTCGGTGATTTTAGCTTGAGAACCTTCGTAGTTTAATAAATTAAAACTTTTCACGGCACCAGGGTTATCATTGAACAATAGAGTTATATCCGATTGATATTGCGTACCGTAGAAGTTATTTCTGGTAGTGTTTGTATGGTGTTTCCATATCTGCCCATTATAAAACGTATAGAAATGATTGTTAAGACTTACACCTGTTTCTGGTATAAAAGACTTAAAGCACGCCCATCCTTTAGCTGGTCTTGAGTACGTTACCGTAAGTGACTCTGTGGGTTCTATTTGATGATTAAACCAACCTAAATATTTTTTCTTTATAGTTAAATTATACTCGTCTTTACGCTCATCATACATACCTATACTCTGCCATACCTCAGGCGTGAAAGTGTCCGCAAAATAATCTGCCATACCTTTGTCTGATATCGATACTATACCCTCGCTAGATAAAGAACATACAGCCCCTCTAGCCGCATCTGAGAAGTACACGTGATATGGTGTAAACGCTACAGATTCTGGATTTGTTGAAACGCCAAATTCTCCTTGATATGGGGTTGCGTCACCAACTACCGCGTTACTTGCTATAAGTTGAGGATTACCAGCGGCACTATACAACGCGTCTTTATTTGTTACGGCGCGTAAAATTCGATCTTCACAGAACATAATAAGCTGAGTCTCTCTATTAAGTAGTTTTTGTATACTACCGTGTACTGGATTAAGATCTTTTGTTATAGATTCAGCTGCTATAAATTGATTTGTCTCGTTAATCCCTGAATTAGAATTGTATATACCGGACCATATAATACCATGCTTACGTCTTTCTTCTTTAACTTGCTCGGCTAATACGGTTGAGGCTTTAACACCGTTATCCATTTGAGGTGCATTGTAGTCGTCTCTAATTCTATCGGACTCTACGCCATTCCCAAACGTCCAACAGTTATTCCAATCTAAAATATGTGTTTGTCTAAATAACTTATGATTTTGAGCCATAGTACCTACTGTGCCGGCGATACGAATTAACGTTGAACTAGAGGTCTCTGCTACTTTAGCTGTGAAATCATAATATTTTCTTTTTGAAAAAGTAATCTCTGTACCAGCCGCTATACTCGAGGTTAAAGCAGGAGTTACAATATACCTTGCTCCAATCGCCATTAGGAACTCGCCCATTCCCCAGTTATCAGTAGCCACGCCGGTCACTGTGTGGGTTGTACCGTCATTTACAAATGTTGTACCGTTAGGTACATACTCTTCTTTTGTGTCTTCTGTTAAAGTAAGAGGTATAAGCCCGCTAGCTTGATAGTAAATATCTATATCTACACTTTCTTTTGGAACAGTCTCCCATATAGCAGGGTTGTTTGTAAAGTCACTGTGACCTGTAAGGCGAGTGTAAGGAACCATAAGTTCTATTACGTCTTGACCTTTGAAATCATGGCGTAAAGCACGTCTAAATCTATTATCGTCTTTATCATTAACCGCCCATGGGTTTGTACCTCTTGTAGGATCATAACCGCTAGGTCCACTACCTATAGGCGGGTCTACCATTATAGTCCATCTTTGACGTATTTGCCAACCTCTGAATTTATCTTTGTCTGCAGAAGGAGTAAAGTCAAGGTCTGGTGACCAGTTAGTGTTTCTAATGCCAAAAGCCCCGGTATGTATATTCGCAAACGATTCCCAGTAGTTATCATTATTATACCCATGTGTATGACCCGCAAAACTCTGTACCGTATATACCGTTTCGTCTGGATCTCTTTGAAACCTAAACTTAGCGCCTGGTGTAACTAAATCGCGCATAAATTGAGCGGCTTCTTTTCTTCTATCTCCGTCGCAGTTTTCTAATAGATGCGGGAATCCACCGGCATCTACTCCACTGTTCCAATTTCCGCCAGTGTAGCTCGGGCTAAATCCAGACCAAGATATATCCATACACCGTCCACCATTCCATACACCTCTACTTGGCTGGCCATTATGCAACTTCATGCTGCTGTTACCCGTTTGATCATCTTGACTATACCCACCGATAGCAGGTGATCCTTCTGGTCTATCCGCTGGATGACCTCCCGGACCAGTCATTCCAGGTAAGTTGTTTTGGTTTAAAGCAGACCAATCCCCCGTAGCTGGGTGAATACCCCCATTAAAAGTATTTCCAGGTCTATCCTTACGGTCTAGAACGTAACCAGAGTCACCTTTCTTACTAGTTAAAGAGAACGACGTGGCGCCATCTATAAAAAAGCACTCTTTCTCTTGAACACCCTCCCAGAAATCTCTTGAGTCATTGATGCAATTTAAAGCATTAACAGGCTTTTTAAATCTAAAACACTTTAAATTAAACACATTGTTAGTAGAGCTTGCATCACCACCATCCGCCCACCAAAAAGCATCTTCACTAGCGAAGTCTACGTCACCAGCTGATATACTTCCACTAGCCCCGTAATTATCTTCAAACCATGGGTAGTTATACTCCGTTGGGTGTCTACCAGCATCTTCCGCAGCAACAGGATCTGCTGAGTTATCTCCGATTTTATGCCAACTGTCTGCATTAGTAGATCCAGCGGGTCTACATATTGCGTTAATAGGAGTTTCTTGACCAATAGCTTGGTTTGCGTAACCACCGTTATGTATGTAACGCAATCCCTCAGATCTATCTATAACTAACTCTTCATCTTGATTTTGGAGATTAGCAACTAACAGTGCATCTCTAAATATTTTACAGAAAAATCTACCATCAAATTCTGGTTTATTTTTTACTTCTCCTGAAAATAAAGAGAGAGTTACCCCATCTACTCTACCTGCCCACGTATCGTTAGTAGAGACAAACAGCGCGTCTTCTTTAAATTTAGTCGCAACGTTTATCGTCCAAAAATCATCTCCACTAATTACATTTGTAACACTATATTCAAATGACGAATTATTACCTTGAGCTAATCTTAATGTTAAAGAATCAAAATTATTAAGAGCATCCACATCATCACCAAAAGTGCTTGTAAAAACATCCGCTTGAACCGTGATAAAAGTGGTGTCTTGTAGTGGATATCCCTCTGTTTGATTACCAAGTTTGTCATTACCTGTGTTTAAAACAGTTCCAAGGATTTGCCTCTCTGTTTTTATATAATCAGGAGCTTCACCTTCTATAGCTAGTATTTTATATCTAGCCTTTGCGCGTACAGCTTGCTCAGTTCCGTGAGACTGCTTGAGTTCTAAAAAGGTTTCTTCATCCACCTTATTTCTATCAGATGAAGGGAATGATATCCATATATTTCCATCATGAGCGTCGTACCACCTATCCATAGCTAGGGTGTAATACTCAACAGAGGTTTCTTTTATATACCAAGTGTAGTATTTAGCCCATGCAGGTACTTCAGTACCCATCCCAAGCTTAGCGCTTATCCTATTTCTTTTATCACAAACACTTTTACCAACGGTTATTGTAGCTCCCTCACTTGTAAGCACTGGAGTTTCTCTACCATATTTGTCGCTATACACAACACCCACTTGATATGTTCGTTGGGTTTTAACTGATGGTACCGCGAACCCAGCGTCTATACCACTAACAGAATCAGACTCTAAACTTACCTGTATAATAGGATCTTTAAATATAGTTCTATTCTGTAAATAATTTCCGTATATTAATCTATTAGCGCTAATCTCTTGAGCTAGCGCTTGCCTTGGTACGTTATCATATGGTCTTAGTAGTTGATTTGACGCGACCACTGCATGAATCATATCTGTTGTAACCTTATATTCCCCTCTTTTACCACCATCACCATCAATTAAATCCGGCCATGCAGGATCATTGTCTGTCCTCTTGAGAGTTTTTACTGTGTATACAGTTGGGTTGTTAGTTTCCTTATATAATAAATCTATTTCAATTACATCATCAGGTATAACATACTCGTCATAGTGATAGTACTTAAGTTTAAGACTTTTAAGAGCATTAACCATTCCAAGGTTATAACCATGCTTTGGATGGAACTCATATTCACTAGGTAGAAATGCCACTTGAGACCATGGTGCAAAAGAAGAATACTCTCCATCTATATATTTATACCTATAAGAAAACCTAGGGAATTTAAACTCAAATAAGGAATCTTTGTCTTCTAATCTTACTCTCCATCCTATAGATGTGTCTTCTAAACTAGCTGCTAAAGATAATATTTTAAGTGAAAACCCGGTGCTAGAGATACCGTTAGAATTTGTGACATCGGATGCCACTACCTCCACCCTTATATCGTAATCTTCATATATACCTACGTCAACTTGAGGGTCTTCTTCAGATAATATAAGTACATCGGTTTCTCTAAAATCAACAGCTTCATTAAACGTAACCCCTGTTATAGTATCTCCGACGTTATATGCGAATAGATTAAAATCCCATGTTGTACTAACATTTGTAGCTATACCTGCCGCTGTCTGTCTTTCATCTGAAGTCCTAGACATTGAGAGTTCAAGCGGTTGAGTTGGAGCCTTTTTAATAACCGTTATGTGGCTTTCATCCACCCATACTGCTCTTTTATTATCTGGAAAAGTAGCAATATCATATGATACATCTTCAAGAGACCCGACCGTTGGTTTATCTTTAGTAAGTCTAGTGTGGAATAAATCTGTATCACCAGTAAATGTATTAGATGTATCTGCGGTAGGTACACTCGCGTAAGCTACAACACCCGCGCCTGACAGATGTTCCGTACCACCGGTACCTGCTATAGATCTAGGTATATTTATTTTTTTAGGTTCAAATAGATTATCAGTCCAAAATAAAAAGTCATCAAGAACATTAACACCTGTTATAAGGTTATTTTTCTTAAAGTTCAAAACTCTTGGAGCGCTGAATACAAGTTCTACACCATTCGTAACCGTCATGTATTCACTTAGAACAACTTTCCATCCACCATCATAGTAAATATCTCTCACGAAAATAGTGTCGTTTTCGTCATATGAGCTATTAGTAACAATCATACCACGTCTAATACCAGTTCTATTAACTGTCGTAGAAGGTGAGGATGAAGGATCTACTACGTAGCTAAGAGTCTGCCCTGTTGCTGATGCTCCATTATAAGTCGTAGACACTTTGTATATATCTACGAAGACGTACCTGTGCCTTTCTGTTACTGTGTTATATTCTACTATGTAGTCTTTTTGTATCGCAGGAGATCCACTTGCGTTATTCAAATCACCAGCTGAAACAAAATAGTATATCTTATCTTTAGCAGCAGATGCAATAGAACCTACCACTGTAGCTGTCGTAGGTATATTATATTCGCTACCAGTAAACATGGTGTTACGTATGGTGTTACCCATTAACACCTGGGCTGCGCCTACGTTAGAACCTTCTGATGTAGCTATCTCTATATTCGTCGCGTCTCTATAATCACCAGATGGAACAACTCTCTCATCGAGATCTTTATTCATCTTAGCGTTAGAGAACGTTCGTTTTAACTCTGCCATACGTTAGTGTTTAATTTGTTTAGAGCTTCCTCTAAGTACTTGCGTTAATTCTCCTAACTTGAGGTTCGATAATCTTAATTTTGCTTTTCTTGTTTCTGCAAATTTTTCTTTCTTAATCTGAGATAGCAATGCTTGGTTACTATCTTTTCTAGCCAAAAGAACTCCATATAATATATGTTTATAAACGGCTTCTTCCGCTAATTTAGGAACTAATGTACTGTCTAAATCTAAGGTTCCATTGGTATTAGAGGTAATAAGTCCATCACTTATGTACTTAAGTATAACCGTTTTACCACTCATATTAGAACTAAAGTGAAACTTACCGGACGTTTGGTTTATAAAAAATGATCCATTAGCTTGAGCGTGCTCTGGATCTACACCATATCTACCACCCACTAACCTACCGTATTCGTCATCTATTTCATCTGAATCTATAGAACCTATATCAGTACTAGTTAGAGAGCCGTACGCATCCCAAGTGTCAGAATCTTCATCACCCGTTAATTTATCAAGTTCATTTGTAAGCGTAAACCCTCCCGAGTCATTTACCGTAGTGCTAATGTCTAAAGGATTAGAAGTATCTCTCACTGGATATAATATCCTCTCAACACCATTACCATCAGACCATGAGAGTTTAACGTAGTTTACAAAATCAGATGGCATAACTAGGACAAGGGTTGATGGTACTGTAACCTCCCAATCTTTAGTTGATCTCAGCGTATCATAACTTAACTCCTGTAAAGCCCTTGTTGCGTGAAAAGTTATATCAGGCAACGAAACCTTCTCGCATAGTTTATCTTGCCCAACATACGTGGCGTTAAACGCATCAATAACTTCTACTAAACTTATATATCTATAATCCCCGTGGCTTCCAGAGTCAGCGTAGTAATTCCGATTGTTTGATTCTAGTATAGCCATTTATTATTGATTTTGTATTGTTTGTTCACCAGTTTCCTTCTGAGCCACTAATTGAGACAAACCAGGTTTATTCATTACTATACCAGCGAGATCCAGTATTTTGTAAACTAAAGTATCTTCTTCAGATAGATGAAGTTCAAAATTCTGTGCCGTTGCATCTGATGAGTTATAAAGAGCTTTACCATTCACTACAACGTATGTCCAGTTTACAGTAGCCGGAACTCTGAAACACTCTACAGTTATTCCACCAAACACTTGATTAGAGCTACCTGAATATACCGCTATATCCTCTCCAGAAACAAATCCATCAGAGTATATAGGTCCTTGATTTAAACTAGTGGATATATGTCTCACTGATCTCTTAAATCTATTAGCTTCGTTTATAGACATCTTATGGCAAACTTGACCATTTAAAAATACTCTACCAGTATGATACACTGTGCCAGCGGTTACAGTTGCTGGAAACATCGTTCCACCTGCCACCTCTTCAATTGTTTGAAACGGAGCTAGTTTTTTACCTAACATCTCTGTCACACTAGTCTCATCTTGTTCAGGATTAGGGGATGGATCTAGTCTATCCCTTATTCCCTTTAGATAAAAATAAGACTCAAATATCTGCATTTGAGCCTGATTAGCAAGTAGGTTATATTCTTGAGGTGTTATATAACCCCTCTGTTCTTTATTAGCTAAAGCTAATACCCTTTGATATACTGTATCTACATTTACCATACTTACTTATTTTATATACTAGCTGTAAACACCTCTACTGTTCCAGCGTTAACACCCGGGTCTACTATAATACTCTCTAAATCCGTTAAAGCCGTGACTATTGTCGCAGAGCTATCATTAGCATGTACAGCTTCATCCGGTGTACCCATAACAAAACTTCTTCCGGCTTCTAATAAGTGGGTTACAGATAAATCTGCAGCTGAGTTGTTTTCGTCTGAATCGAGTTGTAGAGATATATTAACAGAGTTGGTGTCATCTAAATTAGTTATACGGATATATTTTACCAACTCTTTGTCTAAAACCCCATCCGCTATAGCTGTTGTGGATTTAAACACTAGCACAGTAGCATCGTCGTCAGCTGCTATAGTCACTAATCTTTTAGATATATCTTTTACGCTAGATACAGTGAAAGTGTTTACTGAACCGTGATCATACCCGTTAAGTGTAATAGACTCTGCTAGTGATACTGTTAATGTTGCTGGTGTTACTGTACTTGCCATAATTCTTTTTTTGTAGTTTCGCAACCACCCCGAAGGGCAGTTGCATCACTATTGATTATTAATTTAATCGTTTTTCTATATTGGAGTATATCTCCATTCCCTCATCAGTCTTAAACCAAGCGGCTAAGGCATTATAAGGATGTTCGTCGAAAGGAACAGTCATTAGTTTTCTATCATTAGAACCCCAATTAAATGTTCTTTGGTCAGAGGATAGTTTAATAATCCCCATCTCTGTAGCTTTAATACCAAAGTTCCTAAGCACTACGTTATCATCATTAAGCAGTTCTAAGAACAGTCTAGGATTTTTCTTAGCATATAGTAGCAAGTCTCTTTTAAGTTCCTTAGAACTCATCTGAGATACTTTAGAACCAATCTCAACTCTCATGACCGCTTCCGCCATGTCAATATCTAGATTCTTAGCCGCCATTAAAGCCTCTACTTCAAACTCTAACCAGTCTAATTGGTTTTCTGCGATTTTAATTGGCTTATGTTCAAAGTAAATACCTTTTCTACCAGGGTGATACAAGGATAAAAGCTTTTGCAGCACCGTCTCTTCTTTAGGTACGAAAAGAGCACCGTTTCTAAATACTATATGGGTTAATCTTTGATCGCCTTTCATTTCGTCAACAAAACACGTTTGTTGATTTTTGCAATATTTCAGCTCTCTTTCATACCCTTTCTCTTTATCAAACCAGTACACATCCGCGGATTTAATCATTCTAGATAACGGTTTTTCACGTGATCTTAAATAATATGTTCTATCTTTAATCTCCCAAGTATTTTGCTTAGGCAATTCTTTTGTTATAACAGGTTGAGGTTTTGGTTCCGGTTTTGATTGAGGAGCTTCAACTATAACTGTTTCTTCTACGTAGGGTTCTTGAACCTCTACTTTTTTTGTTTGCTTTTTAGCCATAATATAATATAATAAAAAAAATTAATATAAAACTACCCCTCCCGAAGGAGAGGTAGTTTCACCAAATATGATTCTACTTCATCAACATGAAGTTGTTTGCACCTTGCGTTACCAAGCAGCGCTCAGATAACATATGGATTTCCATAGCATCAAGCGCAGATGTAGAAGCACCAACCGAACCAGTTGTCCACGTCTTCATTTTACGATTATCAGTAGCAGAAGCCCTGTAACGAACGTGTAGGAAAGGACGCTTAAGATTCTTACCTAACGCTTGATCGTATACGGTAGAAGTTCCAGCTGGAACAAATATACCTCTGATAGCACTTGCACCTGCAGCAGCGTTAATACCACCACGTGTAGCTAGATCGTTCAAGTAACGGAAATCTGACTTGTAGAAATCGTAAGATCCACGACGGAATCCAGAGAATCCTAAGTTAAGAGCCATCTCTTCGTTGTTCTCAAACACTCCGTAAGAAGTACCACCAGCACCGTAAGAGTTCATTGAAGCAAGCATGTCGTCGATCGCTAACGATGTAGCGCGATTAACAAATACCATATTTTCTTCAATTGCTCCTTGCTTATCAAACTCTGCTAAGATAGCATCAAACTCTGCTAGATCAGTAGCAGCGTTTACGCCGGTAACACCCGATGTTACGTTTCCACGAGTTTCGATAGCATCGAATAAACCTTGAGTACCAGTTGCAGAACCGTTAGCTAAACCTAAGTGAGCATCTGTCAAATCGGCGTTTGCGTTGATCGAACCATAGATAGATGCAGCAGCAGATGCAGCAGCAGGACCACCAATCTTAGCTTCTAACATAGCCATCTCTAAGTAATCAGTAAAACGAAGTCTAGTTTCAGACTCGGCTTTTAAATACCACATATAACCTGATTGACCCTCTTCTGTAGCCACTTCTACCCAGCCAATTCTAGAAGCATCAGATCCTGACACTACGTAGTTATCTTTCATGATAATTGGCTTGTTAGTAAACGTCTTGAAGCTAGGTTGATTAGATCCACGAGTTGTTGCGCCATCGTAGTTATCACCCTTAGCGAACTCAGAACCGTAAACTAGAATAGTAATAGACTGCGCAGTTGATCCAGCAGCGTCATCAAAGAATCCAGCACTATTTAAGTCATCGTGACCGTAAACAGCTACTTGAACTTGGTCGTGAGTATCACCAGTTGTTCCTCGAGCTGCAGTAGTAACAATACACTTACAAACAACACCAGAAGTGCTGTTAGCTAGAAGAAGTAAATCTCCTGGTCTAATACCGTGATCAGTACCTATATCGTTTCCGTCAATATCAGTTTCAATCTCAATAATACCACCGTCAGCGTGAGCATCATCAGTAACGTGACCTTTGTAAGATAGGTGTAATCTACCTTGCTCAGACCATACTACTTGATCAGCAGACATAGCCTCTTCAGCCCCAACTTGCGAAAGAAAACCAGAGATTGTTCGTGGACCGTAAATCTCAGCCTCTTTTTCCATAAGGTCTGGTATATATTGTTGACCCCATCCCGCGTTCGACGCGTCAGCGAGGTCTAAGTAGTTCGATGTTAACGCTTGCTGGATCGGTGCCGGCTGAACGTTTAACAAAGTTCCATTTGTAATTGCCATTTTTTCTTAATTTTTAAATGTTATTTTTTGTTTTTAATTTTGAACTTAAAAGAGGCAGAATCATCACCTAACACTCGAACTTTCATACCGCCTGGCACTTCTCCTTGAGTGGATCTCGCGCTGGTGTTGATATTCTTGGCTTTGGCAACACTATCTTTTATAGCGTCTGCTTTACCTTGTTCATAAAAGTGTTGAGCAATTGCATCTGCGTTCATAGCTGTGTACAAACTCTTATGGTAACCCTTAGCATCTGACATAGTATTATCTTTATCCAAAAACTTTTTGACAAAATTACTGATATCGCTTTGATCTTGTTTTACCTGATTTGCATCTTTAACATTATATCTAAATCTCTTATCTCCGACATTGTATTCAAAACCTTTGAACTTGTCATTGAAAACCTGCTCGGTCTTCTTATTAAATCTAGACTTCTGTTGTTCAGTTATCTTCTGCGTTTGCTCCGACTCTTTATTGTATCTATTGAAGAAATCAATTGCTTTCTGCTGCTCACTTGTGAGTTTGCTTCCAGCTTTGATGTCTTCGTAGTATTTAGACTTTTGCCCGTCTAAGTAGGTCTTGGCCTCGGCAACTTGCTCTTTGAGCGCCAATTTTTTACGTTTAATATCTCTTTCATCATCTGATTCTTCATCAAAAGAAAATTTATCTTCCATAAGGAAGTTAATCTCCTCTGAAGATAGATGAGGTTTAGTTCTTTTATAATATTCAAGTAGAGCATCTTGATCATCTAGGTCTTTAACATCCCTATTGAGTTTAACATAATCTTCTAGATCTCCACCTGTTTCATCCATAAAGTCTAGTAGCTTCTGGATATTTTCAGGTATATCTTTACCTAATTCTTCTTTAGCCACGATGGCTTCCACTACATCTTCTTCAGTAACCTCCTCTTCGTCAGTTACCTCTTCAAGCGTAGGTATTTCAGTATCGCTCTCTTCTTGTGGAGCTTCTTCAACTACTTCTTCAACATTCGTTTCAACTTCATTTACTTGCTCTGGTTCTTGTGGTTTGCTTAAATCTACTTTGATAACATCTGGGTTATCTTTACTTTCAAATTTCTCTAAATCAACTTCAGGTTTTTGCTCCTCAGCAACCTCTTCTTGAGGTGTTTCTTGAGTGACCTCTTCGACCACTTCTTCATTTTTTACATCTTCCATGATAAAATATTATATAATTATGTTCCTATTTGAGGATTAAAATCGCTTAACCTCATTCCGCCTTCAAGTATATCATTACCTGAAGATTCAAACTTTTTACTCGTTTGCTTCATATTTTCTCGTCTATCTTTCCCCTGCTCTTTCATACTCTCTATATCTCTCGTCTCTTGACGTTCAGTATCTCGCAGTTGACTATTTAAGTCAAACTCAAATTGCATAAGTTCTTTCTTTAATCTAACCTCTTCCTGCAAGTGTCTTAGTTTAGCGTCTGCTTTCGTCGCTTCAAGTTTTAGTTCTTCTGCAACTTTTGCCTGATTTTTTTGTATCTCAGCATTAGCTGCGGCTTGTTGAGTTTGCGCATTAGCCTCCGCTTGGGCTTGCATGTTCTCTTGTTGGAGTTTTTGATCTCGTTCTTGTTTTTTCTTACGTTTAATCTTTAGTAATTGATTAGCTAGTTTTACATTTCGTACATCCCGAATGTCTATAGCATCATCTAAATCTATTAATTGTTGAGCTAGTGCTGTTTGAATATTATTCTCAAGCATCTGCTTCTCTTCTTCGTCAGGTTCTAGTTCTATAAATATACCAAAATCATACAAATGTAGTTCCGACATTTCAGACAGAGTTGCCACGTTGTGAGCACCAATGGATTGAACGAAGGCGTCTGCTGTAGGAGAATACTCTAGTATGTCGGATATTCTTAGTGATAAAGCCTCAGCAACCTCAGATGTTAAAAACATAGAACTAAGGAGAATATGTCTAGTTGCTACGTTAGAATTTGCAGCAGCTAGTTTCTGTACACCCACAAGCGATTTAGGATCTGGTGTACTAGCGTCTCTAGCCTCGTTTAACCCAGTTACATCACGCATCATTTGCAAGTAGTAATTATATGTATTTATTAAACTACCAATCTTATCTTGACCAGCTCCATTAGAAATCTGTTGAATAGGGATTTTACCCGGATTTTGATCTCCATCTTGAGTGAATGACCTACCGATTACACTACCAGTTTGGAAGAACATGTTTAAGGCTTCTTGAGGGTTGTAGTTGGTACCATTACCTAAATCTACTTCAGCAAGTCCATCGGCGTCAAGATACACTCCATCAGGTACCATGCGCGACATAACTTGCTGTAACTTGAGATGTGTCAGCTGAATAGTATCAGCAAACCCAGTGATTCTGCTTACGATAGACTCTATACGTCCTTGATACATCCTTGGTGCAACTAAAGAGTAATTCATTTTAACTTTATTAAAGTCAGATTTACTACGCATCATGTTTTCAGCTTTATTCCACTTAAGCAATTTATCAGTACCTAAAATCATAGCGCCTTCAAACACACACTCTACAGATCTCTGTAATCGCGAGTATCCACCTTCCATGTCAGCAGGGGGATTAAACGTGTCAGGTTTTTTTATAGCTTTGTATCCACCAGTCCCGGTTTCTTTAATCTTATAAACGTCGTTTGTATGGGTGCGATAGTTGAAGTATAAAATTTCAACTTTGTTTTTATCCATTTCCTGTATACGTCTCCCTCCGGAATTACGTTTGCTTGATTTGGAGTATATCTCTTCTAAGTCAAACTCTGTTAGATTATCAAACTCTCTAGCTAGCTCGTTAATTGGAATTACTTTAACTTCACCTATATAGTATATATCCTCAAAGTATGGAGATTCTGTATATGAATACACTATATTAGCCGGATCGACGTACTCTACGGTAGCCCCATCGCTCCAATTAAAATTAGTTTTAACGCAGGCAATACCTAGTACTGTTAAATCATATATCAACCTACGGCGAGTCAAATCGTATTTATTCCCGTCTAATAAAACATTTATAGCTTGTTCCTCAGCCAACTCAACAGCTTGCTTATACTTTAATTGCATATGAAGCTCTAACTCCTCCTTTGTGTCTACTCTATCTTCTTTTTTATTTTCATATAAATCAACGCTAAACATCTGAGCAGAGCGGTCATTGAAAGTTTGAGCGTCAATGTCACGAAGCATCGACTCCATGTACTCAGTTCTTTTTTCCACGCCATATTGATCTTGAGAATACGCCTTTACGTGAAACATCCTCTCTGACATACCATTAACAACTATATCCACAAACTTAGGTATAATCGGCACTGGTTTCCAATCTAAATTAAGATAAGATAAATCACCATTAATAGATAATTCATCTTTATATTTTTGAATAGACTGCTCTCCTCTAGCGTACAATCTTAGATTGTGGAACTTCTGTTGAGAGACACTGTATCTGTTACTATGAGAGTCTTTAAACCACTCTTGCTCAATAGCCCTCGCTACCTTGAGCCCATATTCTGGACTCATTTTCTCTAGGTCAGGAACCGCTTGAGAAGGAAAATTTACATATACTGACTCAGCCATGCTATTTTATTATCTGGGAATTAAACCCTTTGTTATCGTATTTTGCTATATTTAAATCCAGTGGTTGTCTTTCTACTTTTGCGTTAGGCATGTATAAGTGTCTATTGCAAGCCATAATAGCTAAACCAGAACTTATAGATGCATCATGCTTAGTTCTTTTATTTATATCAAACTTAGCCCAATCATTCAACAATTCGTTGAAGTACAACGTACCGTAATTACCATCACCTAAATGTCCTACGTGTTCTTGTATATACATTTCAATTGCAGCTGCGTGAGCTTGTTTAATATCTTCGCTGGAGTTTGGTATACCACCTACTTCTTTTTCTGCAGATGACAGTTTCTTCCAGGTTTTATCTGGTCTATTCATACTATATCCTCTATAACCTCTTCGGCGTAAATAATATAGTAGTCTAGGTTTATTGTTCTCTGCAAGTAATGGCATGCCATAAAACACTAACGCCATTAACACGTCTTCAAAAAACATCTCCGCGGTCTGTGGTCTCGCTATATATTCTAAGAAAAACGTACTTGATGGTGCGTCTTCCATAGAAAACTTTGTTAATCCATGAAGTGATCCTTTTGAACCTTTGCCATCAACAGTACCGCTAATATCATAACTATCACAGCCAAACGCGCCAATATGATCATTCCCTGGGAACTTAATACCATTCTTTATAATTTGCTTATTTTGTAAGTGAGTCGGAGGAGCCCAACTTACTTTAAATCTCCCACCTGGATCTGGATGAAATATTACTTGAGAATCTTTAACACCATTCACCCATCCAAAACTTCCGGTAGTAGTATGCGCTGCATGCCTACTACCTTCGTTGTAATCTATTTGCTCGTAGATCTTCATTAAATTGAAGATACTATTTTTACTTTCATCTCTAAAAGCGTGCTCAGTAGTTCTAGGGAATTGACGGTAGAATTCATTTAAAGCATCTTGATCATCCTTTAAACCGTCCACCTCATTCTCCCAACTATCTACAACGCCTATGTCTATTAGTTCACCGTCTGGTCCCAGTCGTTCTCCATCACGTGGATTATCAAAGACTGGAAATCCGAATCTGTCAATAAATCCTTCATAGTTCCATTCCATTGGGATAAAGAGAGAATAAAGCCCAGACTTTGTTTGTCCATTACGATTTCGTTTTGTAACATCTGAATCATTATATAGTTTTTTAAAGTTACTACCTCCCTTGTCCAACGCGTTTGAAGTGGAACCCATAAGGCATTTCCCTACAATTCTACTTCCAAGTCTCAAGCAAGTCTTTGTTACTCGCCAGTTATTTAATATGTTATCAGGTCTCTCCCACTTACCACTCTCATCATGCACCAGCAGACTTAGCTTTTCACCGTCATAGCTGTTGTCCCCTGTATTCTTCCAGTCGATCGTTGTGTCAAGACCAGCTAACTCCTCCAGCTTCTCATTACTCTGAATTTTCTTACGAGTAAACTTCGTAGAAGGAACTCGATATGCTAACTCAGATTTCGGACGATCCATACCATCCTGTATAGGTTTAAAGAAGAAAGGGTAATTAATTGATATAGGTACCACTTTATCTGTAAACATTTTCTTCGCATCGGCACCAGACTTAGACAAGATCCCATATCTACTATCACTCGATATAGTGGCTAAGTTAACTGTTTCTGCAGAGGACATAAAAGAAAAACCTGAACGACGGTTCTTAAGGTAGCACATTCCATAGCATCTCTTATCTGCCTTGCAGGCTTCCCAGAATATAAAGAACAGCCGATTGGCCTCTCTAAAGTCTGGTGCACCCACGTCGATTTTACTCCATTGAAGGTACATATAGTGACTACCGGTTATGTATGTCGGTTTACCGTTATTCGTAAACCAGAAACCTTCGTCCCTACGCCTGAACTCTTCGTCTATATAGTCATGCCACTTCTCCTTTTGTTCGTCTGGATAATTTCTCCAGTCGAATATAGTTTTTAAACGGCTTAACTCCTTAGGCTGCTCTATCTTACCCCACTTATTATTTTCGTGCTTGAAAACTTTAGTGGGTTTAGGTAAAGCTATCTTAAAACCCTGTATGTCGTATATCTCACCTATAACACCAGTCTTAGATAAAACTACTATATCGTGATCTTTATCGTAACCGTACTTCCACTTCTTACCTCTATTTAACCTTGTAAGAGTAGTTTTCTTTATAGGCTCTATTATTTTTAATAATGTCTGTTCGTACATTACTTAGATCTTCCTTCAGCAAAACCCTTGAAGACGTTAGCTTTCTTTTCCTCAGGCTCTCGGCCCTCAAGTAAGTTCTCCTCTTCTTGGATTCTGGTTAATATCTCAAAGGCATCGAAGATAGCAAGCTTCTTTGTGGCAGCAGCGTTCTTGAGTCTGTCCGCGGTGATATCATCACCTGAATCAACGATAGCTTCTTTAGCTACCTTGATCAACTCTTCAACTGCTATCTGCCCAGCTTGGATTATACTCTTCTTCGTCTCCTTGATATTCATATTTAATTGTAATAAA